CAGCACCATATCGTCTTACTGTTGTTATGGAATTATGGACAAGTAACTTTGACCAAAAAGCACAGTTGTGGGAACAAATTACCACAATGTTTAATCCAGATATGGAAATACAAAGTAATCAAAACTATTATGATTGGACAAGTTTAAGTTATGTGTTACTAACTTCAACTAATTGGACTACACGTGATATTCCTGTGGGTGCAGATGATCCAATTGATGTTGCATCACTTACATTCGAAATGCCTATTTGGTTTAGCACACCAGCAAAGATTCAACGACTTGGTATTATTCAGAAAGTTGTTGCGAACACATATGATGCAAATGGTAATCCAACAACTGCATTAATTGAAGCAACTAATCAATTAGGTAATCGTCAATATTTTACACCTACTGGTTATCAAGTATTAGTCAATCAAGGTAATGTTAAATTATTGCCACGTGGTGGTCCAGAAATCTATGCTAATAGTTATGCTATGCCAACGACAACCGCAAATGCAATTGCATGGGCACCAGTAATCAATTTGTTTGGTAACATTGCAAACAACTATAGTATGATGTATTTGACAAATTCAGTTACCGAAAGTTTAGTTACAGGCACAGTTGCATATGATCCAAACAATCAATATAATTTGTTTTTTAATGTAGATAGTGCTACTATACCTACAAATGTATTATCAAGTGTAAATGCTATTGTTGATCCAAGAGTATACGGACCTGGTCATGGATTGCCAGCCGTTTCAAATGGACAACGATACTTAATAGTAAATCCGCTTGGTAATGCATCAACAGGAAATGCATCAGTTGCTTGGCGTAATGCAAATACCAGTATCACACCCGCACTACCAAATGATATTATTCAATATGTTGGTAATGCATGGACTGTTTCTTTTAGACCAAATGCTAATAGTAATGCAAGCTATGTTACCAACACATTTACAAATATTCAATATGCATGGGATGGCGCTCAATGGGTAAAAAGTTGGGAAGGAATTTACCAAGACGGTCTCTGGTCAATCGTGATCTAACAGCCGTAGGCGCACTTTTTATAAGTCAAACAACTGGTCGTGGATTATTCTTGTTGCGTGACCAAGATACCTATAGTAATACATGGGGTTTAGTAGGAGGTCAACTTGAACTTGGCGAAACTTTATACGGTGGTCTTGTTCGTGAAATTACAGAAGAAATTGGATTTGAGCCACCAATTATTAAAGTATTGCCTGTAGAATATTTTAATAGTCCAGATGGACACTTCAGCTATCATACATTTGCAGTGATTGTTAAGCAAGAGTTTATACCAACACTAAGTCGTGAACATAAAGGTTATGCTTGGTGCAGTTTAGACGCAACACCTAAACCACTACACCCTGGTTTGTATAACAGCATGAATAGCAAAACTATTAAAGATAAACTTAAAACAATAAGTGAACTATTAAAAGTCGCCTTCTAATATAGCTTGGCGAACATTAAGCTCGTGATAGTTTGACATAGCAGTTAATTCACCACTGTAATCATAACTATGTGGTGTGCGAACACGATAAAATTGTGTGCTGTTGTAAACACGACATACTTCTTTTAAATGAAAATGATGATTTTCATGTGTAAAATCATTTCGGTCATAACCTAATGAACCACCGTAAACGTTTGTGTTTGTATCTGTATCGCTTCCATCAAACCCAATAAGGAATACTTTTTTTGCTCCATCAAATGCAGCAAGATAAGCTGCACTACTACCACTATCCATATAATAAACATGTGGAATTAAATTTGTATCACGATAAGTTACCCAGACATCATTACTAACAAATATTTTGTTATAAATGTCTGTTGGCATTTCACTAAAAAATATTCTATCTTTTACAATATAATAATCTGCTGGTGTATCACGATATGCGGCATTGCAAGCATAGGTTGTTTTGTAACCTTCGGCAACACGACGATTATTTTGATTTAGAATAAGTTTTATTTCAGGTGTAAGTCTGCTTATACCATTTCCCAAAACAATAGCAGTAGAAACTTTTCGGTCATATGGAAAATTACGTGGATTTACAAAGACGGATTTAAGTTGATTATTATCAACATAAGTTATTGATTCACCTTTATAATCTCTACGATAGTTTGCAACGTTTAATGTAGGCATAATGATATTTATGGTAATTCAACTACGTCTGGATAACCTGTAATATCAATATTAGAAAGTCTTGCCAAGTTTGTATCAAGACGCATTACATTATTAGCATTATCATAAACATATGGTGGTATTTGTAATGTGTTATTTTTAATTTGTGAAACTATGTTTTGGAAGTCTGTATTTGCCGTGTCAAATGGAACAGAAGATATTATACCGTTGATTTCAACATGAATACTTAAGACTTTTGTATTGTATATACAATATTTTAAATTATTATACAAAATTACAACTCCGCATTAGCATAAAATTTTCCAAAAATTAAACTACTTGTTGTAGTAGCAAGGGTTAAAATTGCACCTGATATACCCTTTGTTCCGTCAATATCAGCAGAAGATACATCAACAGCAGTCCCACCCCATATATCTATTTGTCCTGTAGTAGCATTATTTGGTCTCTCAAATGTAACGGTAGGTTGTGCTCTCATATTTACAGGAAAAGGATAATTGCCTAACACGTAAGTATTAGATGAGCCTGGCGATGGATTACTGAAAATTATTCTATTTGCTTTACAATAATATCGCTGACACATCGCCAACTCTTGTTGAAAATTACGATGCTCGAATGGTGTAGCAGCAGTTCCTGTTTCTAACTGAACGCCTGTAATTTGCCATGTGGCAGCATTTGTTCCAACAACTGAAACACTACCAGTTGCTGAATAGCCTGAAGATGCTGTCCATGAACCAGCAGTTTGACTAACTGATGATCCAGAACCAATGCTAAACCACAAATATGCTGCACCAGCGTTACTTGCACCTACCCATGTTCCAGTAGTATCTCCAGAAATTGTTACTGATTTTTGCTCCCATGTATTTGCGGAAACAATAGAATATGTAAATGGATAAAACCTATTTTGGGCATAATTAGTAATTGAACCACCAAAAGTTCCAGTAAGGCTGCTTTTTACCCAAAAAGAAACAGTTATTGTTTTTGCACTCGCTGTACCAAAACAAAGATCGTAAAAGTTAAAACCTTCTATTGGCTGCATTGTTGCAAAAACTTCCGATACTCCAACTGTATACGCAGAACTTGATGTCATCTTTAATGAATATCCAAATCCAGTAGGAGCATCTGTAACTTGTTGAACGCTATATTTAGATGCAGCACTCATATTGAATTTCCAACGATCAAGAACAGCAGTATCATTACCTGGTGTTACACTTGCGCCAGCATTGCGCTGGTCTATTGCCATAGCACCATTTATTATTTTATTACGCATAGTAAATGGTGAACCCATTACAACTGTGCTTGCTGTATAGATATTACCTTGAACACCAATACCACCTACAACTTGTAATGCTCCAGTAGTTGCACTTGTAGCAGCGGTATTTGCGGCAATAGTAATAGGTGTTGAAACACCTGCTTGTGTAGCAGTCCAAGTTCCTAATGCAGAATTGTAAGTATAACTTGTATTGTTTAATACATAGGTTTGACCGTTTGTTGGACTACTTGGAAATGGCATTAATATCTACCTACCGCTACTTCAATTTTTCTAATACTATCATCAGTAATTATATCAAGTGATTTACCTATAATACAACCAACCTCATACTTTGATTTATCTAATTTTTGTGCAACGCCATCGTGATTTCCTGTAACTAACAAATCACCTTTTTGAACTGGACCTTGAACAAGACATGGAACACGACCTGTTAATGCAATGGGTAACCAGTTATCGTGTTCAAAATTATCATTCATAAGATAAGCAGGATTTGTAGACACAATACCAGCTACACGTGGATCGTGTGAAATTTTACTATTGGTGACATCAAGATCACCACCGAATACCATAACTGTGCCTGGTGCATAATAATCATCAGCATGATACATTTCTGCCAAGTCAGCGTATTTTGCTGTTGTAGAAGTTCCAAAGAAACTTACACCATAAATGTTTTGAAATGTTCTTTGTGCCGTTCCTATACTTGCAGTTGTATTTGCAATTGGTAAAATAACGTTTGCAACATTGTAATTTACAGCATAATCATTTAATGGCATAGCACTGCTTGTTCCAAATGAGGTAACTGCGTTTGCAATCGGCGCTAAAACGTTTGCAACATAATTGTTAACCCCATATATGTTTAATGGCATTGCACTACTAGTACCAAAAGAAGTTACAGCATTTCCTACTGGTGCAAGTGCATTTGCTACAAAGTAATTTACACCATAAATGCTACTCATATAATTTGTAGCATTTGCAAGACTTACTGCATTATTTGCAGTTGGTAAAAATGCACTTGTTGCACTTATTGTTGCACCATATAACACAGTGTTAGTATTACCAATAGTTGTGCCTAAAATAGATGATCCATTTATTGTTTGACCATTTATTGCACCGCCCAATGTAAGTGCACCACTTAAAGTTGCACTTGCACCAGTGAATGTTGCACTTGTATTACCAATTGTTCCAGCATAAACAGCAGTGCCATTAAAATTATTAGCGTATAGTGCTTTAGCAATACCTACACCACCACTTACTGTAATTGCTCCAGTTGTCGGAGAAGTGCTATCTGTTGCGTTAGTAACTAACATTGCACCTGGCAATGTTAAACTACCACCATAATCAATACTCATTCTTGTAACACCTGGCGTATACCAGCGGAATGAACCATTATAATTGTCTATTTGCCAATTTGCAGAAGTGTTACCGTTAAAAAAACCTATACGTGGGCTGTAAGGAGCAGTTCCTGCATTACCAATATAAACACCTGGTGTTGCAGTGCTTTCATTAAAATAACCATTAGCAGTGAGATAACCAGCAGCATTAACATTTCCACCAACACCTATACCTCCGTTTAATACCACGGCACCAGTTGTTGTGGTGGTTGATGTTGTTGTAGAATTAGATACAAGATTACCACTTGTTTTATTATATTGTATAAATGTTGCACCAGCAAAGTTTGAACCATCATTAAATTGAACCATGGTATTAGCACCACCCGCTGGTGTGGTAATTGTGCTACCATTACTATAAAGATAATAATTACTATAAAATGCATTTGCATTAACATTACCACTTATACCAATACTGCGTGCAACAATAGCACCAGTTGTTGCATTTGTTGACGTTGTTGTACTGTTTGATACAAGATTGCCACTTGTAATATTATATTGTATATATGTTGCACCACCAATACTACCGCCATCATTGAATTGAACAAATGAATTACTGCCACCAGCAGTGGCACTAACTGCAACCCAACTTAATCCACCAGCGCCATCTGTACGTAAAACATAACCGCTGCTTCCACCAGTTATTATAACTTGGCTAACGGCACCAAGATTTGCTGTGCCATAATTATTTGTATTACCATTTAATGTTAACGTATTTGCAACAGTTAAGTTACCATAACTGCTTGGGTTACTACTTAAATCTAACCAATAATTATTACCATTGGCATCTTGGATATATTGATAAACAATATCAGTATTACCTTGATACCATGTATCACCAAGATTTGGCGATGTTGGTGCAGTGTTTCCACTTCTATATCTTGGAATTGCAGTGGAACCCATAAAGATATTGCCACCAGCACCAATATTTAAATTACCACCGTTTGTAATATTAATGTTACCAGCAACATTTTGTGTATTTGCATACTCTGTAAGTGTTACTGTTTCATAAGATTTAGTTACAATGTTTCCTGTTACATTAAGTGTGCCCGCAATATTAACATTACCAGGAAAAGATGTTATATTTCCATTTACACTATAAAGATTTGAAAAATTAATAGCAGTGGTATTAATAGTAACATTTGAACCACCACCATTTATGAAATAAAAAGCATTACCGTTTATTGAACCTGCTTCAACAAACACCATTGCACCAGGACTAATTTCACGCCAATCATTAAAGTCACTACTACGTGACCAACTTCCATTACTACCTGTTCCTAATGTTGTGACACGATAGATACCGTTTAAATAACTTGGACTTTGATCTTTTACAAGAATACGGTCATTTGCTGCAAGACTAACACCGTCAAGCGTGTTTGGAGCAGCACCAA